CATTATCCGGCTCTGGTTTACAGGCGACAGACCCTATCCCTGTTGCGGATTTAAGTGCGAGTGAAACTAAAAAAGTTACGGCTAAAGACTTAGTTCAAAGCGGTGTCGCTTTAATTGATACTGCTTCAATACCGGCTACTGCTCTTAGTTACCCACTCTCTGCGGGACAAATAGTTGAGGCGACGATTGCAGATAATGCGGTAACAGCAGCAAAGATAACCGATGCAACTATTACTGGAGCAAAGTTAGTTAATGACACAGTTACAGCAACACAGATAGCAGCAAATGCTATTGGCTCAAGTGAATTAGCAGATGGTTCAGTAGATACGGCAGCTATTCTTGATCTCAATGTAACGACAGGGAAATTAGCTGCGAATGCAGTTACAACAGCAAAGATTACAGACGCTAATGTTACTTATGCGAAGTTGAATTTAAGTGATGGAGATATACCTGGAGCAAAGATTGCCTTGAAGGGTATCACCGATGAGAAATTGGGTGATAATGCAGTCGGAGCAAGGGTTTTAGCGAACACCGCAGTTGATACAGCAGCGATTGCTAATAACGCTGTTACTGCTGCAAAGATTGCTTCAAATACAATTACTGCAAGTCAAATAGCAGCAAATGCAATAGGAGCGTCAGAACTGGCAGATAACGCTGTTGATTCTGCGGCAATAGAAAGTAATGCAATTACCACAGTTAAAATTACAGATTCAAATATAACAACAGCAAAGGTTGCTGATTCCGCAATTACAACGGCCAAGATTGCAAATGTTGCCATTACGAATCAAAAACTAGCGGATGATGCTGTTGGTTCAAGAATATTGGCAAATAATGCTGTTGATACAGCAGCGATAGCAACGTCAGCCGTAACGGATGCCAAAATCGCCAGTGGTATAGCGGGATCTAAGATAACTGATGGTACTATCCTACCCGTCAAATTAAATTCAAGTAATTTAGATCGCTCGATTAATGTTTCGGGAGATAATCTTGGTATTAATAATGCGGTCTCTGGTGGATCGTCAGTACGAAATGGCATTACATATAACAACGAAGGATTAATTACCTCAACGGCTGCTTTAGTTGCAAGTGATTTACCAGAAGCTGAAGTTAATAATATTGGTGCAGTTTCTGTTCCAGCAGCAGGCGGGTTATCGGTTACAAACTTAGGTGCAATATCAATTACTAATAGTATTACTGCTGCGACACGCTCTGGAATTACATATAACTCTCAAGGTTTAATTACTTCAACCGCTATTTTAAATTCCTCAGATTTACCAATAGCTTCTATAACAGCCGTTGGAGCAATGAAAGTTCCAACAGAGTCAGCACCTTTAACTGTGGATGGTAATGGTGTTTTATCAATCGCAGATTCAGGGATAGCTAGTGGAACGTATGAGAAAATCACTGTTAATGCAAAAGGAATAGTTACTGCTGGAACTGATTTAGCAGCAGGTGATATTCCTGATCTTGACGCTGCAAAGGTAACAACAGGCCAGTTCGTAACAGCGAGGATTGCAGACAATGCGATCACGATGGATCAGGTCGGTAATAATGCAATCTCATTTATACAAGAAGCTCAACCAGCAATTACTGATCTGCCTACTGGTGTTTATTGGTTACAAGAATCGACAGGGCAATTAAGAATTTTTAACGGAAACTCCTGGTTCTCAGTGGGTTTTGGACGATTAGCAGAAGAGAATTTGAGATTCTGCGGCACGTTTTCTGCAACTAATGGCTTGATTGTTACTCTAACGGCGTTCGGAACTTCAGCCGGTTTCAGTTCAGGAACAGCCATCCCGGCCGGGACAGCCTCAATTACTGGCTGTTATTTTGTTTGTGTTGTCCCTGGTAATGGAACGGCTGTTGTCCCATCAACTTCCTTTGATGCAGGTGACTGGGCCTTATGTATGGGTCTTAATGATTGGGATCGAATTGATACTTTGAGTGGTCCTGGTTCTGTTTCTGCTTTAGATGATTTATCTGATGTAACAATTAATTCTCCTAGTGCTGGTCAGTTCTTTGAATACGCTTCTGATGGTCAGTGGAAGAACGTGTCCGAGATAACCGGTGGTACTTATTAATCTGACTCAACTGAGTTAAGTAGGCTAAACTTGAACCACCTATGGATATAGGTGTCCATCGCTTGTATAAGCATTAGCAATTATGGCTATTAAGATCACACTGAAAAACAGTGTCGTACAGGATTCTGTTCCAACTACTACCCATTTACCGGCGGTTGGAGAGCTAGCAGTAAACGCAAATATTAATAGCCTCGGTATCTACATGAGGGCTAGTGATAACACCATCGTTAAGATGGCTGGCCCCGGAAGTTTGACCACTCCGGCAGCTTCTACAACAGTCGCCGGAATCAGTGAGTATGCAACTAACTCTGAGACAACAACCGGTACTTCAACAACACGGTCTGTTACTCCGGCTGGTTTGGCAGCGGTTACTTCGGCTGAACGCTCTACATCAAATAGTACATATTTAGGTCTTGCTGGTGGAACGTTAACTGGTGTTTTAGCTGCGACTGCTGGAAGTAATTCGGCTTGTTCTATTCACTTTGGCGATACAGATTCAGGAATCTATGGCGGTACAAATACAGTTTCATTAGCTGCTGGTGGAACTCAGGGATTAAGTGTTAATGGGACTGATGTAAGAATCCCTACAAAATTAGGAATCAATGGAGCAACACCATCTACTCCCTTAGATGTAATAGCTAATGCCTCTGGTTATGCAATGGCAATTAGAGGTAGAAGTGCAGATGACTTAGCTCAGGTCAGATTTGCTTCTAATGACTACGGGACAATCTATGCAGAATTAGAATCTGATGCTACTTATTTAGCCACAAGGATAGGAGGAAGTGAAGCTTTAAGAGTAGATAGTTCAGGTCGATTGCTTGTTGGGCTTAGCTCTAGCTTATCCAATGGATGCCTAGTCCAAGTTGCAAGAACAAACGATAATACAGCCGAGTTGTTCACATATTCTGCCAACACAAATGGACCTGTAGTAACTTTTACAAAGTCAAGAAGTGGAACATTAGGAACTAATACTATTGTTCAGAGTGGCGATACTTTAGGGCAGATAAGTTTTAGAGGTGCGGATGGGACTGGCTATATAAGGGGTGCATCAATACAAGCTAAAGTTGATGGAACGCCTGGTACAGATGATATGCCAGGCCGTTTAGAGTTTTCTACAACCGCAGATGGTGCGTCTACTCAATCAACACGACTAACAATTGATAGTACAGGAAAGGCTACTTTTACTGTTGATGCAAGTATAAATTCAATCAGTATTGGTAAAGGTGCAAACTCTGTTGCAGGTAATACTGTTCTCGGAGAAAATGCTTTAAGTTCAAACACAACTGGAGCGTCAAACACGGCTGTAGGAAAAGATTCCATGTTGAGTAATACAACAGGAAATTCCAACGCTGCTTTTGGTCTAAATTCTTTAGAACTTAATACTACTGGTACGTCTAATACAGCTTTAGGAAAGGATGCATTACAGGCAAATACAACTGCAGATAATAATACTGCTGTTGGATATGATGCTTTAACAGCAAATACGACAGGACATGGAAATACCAGTGTTGGTAGAAGTTCGCTAGAAGCAAATACTACTGGAAATGCCAATGTGGCTCTGGGTCAATCAGCTTTATATTCAAACACTACTGCACATAGTAATACTGCTCTTGGAAGAAGCTGCTTAAAATTAAACACAACAGGAACAGAAAACGTAGCTGTTGGTGCTTATGCTCTAGATGCAAATAGTACTGGTGGAGAGAATACGGCTGTTGGTGCAAGTGCTTTAACATCTAATACAACAGGACAACATAATGCAGCTTTTGGTCACGATGCGCTAGAGCTAAACACAACTGGACAAAATAACAGTGCTTTCGGAGAGCAAGCCTTAGAAGCTAATACAACAGGAAGCAATAATACTGCGTGTGGAGAAGCTGCTTTACATGGAAATACAACAGCAGGTAATAACACTGGTATTGGTTACTATGCTCTGCTATCAAACACAACAGGAACTTCAAATACTGCCGTAGGTGCTGAATCATTAGATGCAAATACAACAGGTAATGGTAATACAGCTTTAGGAATATCTACTTTAGGAACAAACACAATAGGTTCAAGTAATACTGCAGTAGGTCAAGGAGCTTTATTTGCAAATACAACTGCCTCTACTAATACAGGTGTTGGTTATTTTGCCTTAAATGCAAACACAACTGGAGGAGGCAACGTTGCTATTGGTTACGCAGCTTTAGATACGAATAGTACAGGAGGAGCTAATGTTGCTGTTGGTAAAGAGGCTTTAGATGCTAATACAACTGCATCTAATAATACGGCTATTGGTAATCAGTCATTAAAATCAAACACAACTGGAGCTTATAATACTGGTTTAGGGGATAGAGCTTTATATACAAACACTATAGGACTTCAGAATGCT